AGTGGCGGAAAAGAATATGTAACAAAAGAATTGGGTTTAAAATCTCAAACTGCTACTTCTCTTACTGGTAAGGATAAAGATTTTTATGGAAAAGAAGCATCAAAAGCCGCTGATGATTATTTAGTTAAGACAGGAAAAGTAAAAGTAGGAAATTATTTTAGACAAGAAGGTGGAAATTTCATACGAATTGATAAGGAAGAAGGAGAAAAATTATATAAAACTGGTGATCCCAGCATTAGCAGATCAACAATAGGAACTAAAAAAACTGAAGCAATGAAATACGGAATGACTGGCGGAGCTATGGGATCAGGAGATCCTACTGGCATTATGTCATCAATTCCCATTTCAGCTAAAATGCACGAAACACAAAAAACAATTCAGGCTATTGCTTTGGGAGCAATGTCATTGGCATTTCCTCAAACGGGAGTTGGAGCTTTAGGTGGATTTGGTTTAAGGGCAACGGCAGCGGATGCCTTGAAGAATAGAGGTCAAAAAGGATATAATGAATATATGAAAAAATTTGAAAAAAAACAAGCAACTGTTATGGGAAGTAAAAGAGCTACTTTAACTAGTGGAAAGACTTTTATGACTGAAGAATATTAGTGATCCGAGCTGTAACGGGAGTAAGATGGAAAACAAGAGTAGGAGAATATGTTAAAAAAAAGGCACACATACATGAAGAGCTTGATGATAAATATGAGATTATAGGATTTGTAGAGAATGATGAAATTGTTGGTGGATTATTATTTAGCGGATATGACGGACACAATATTTGGGTTCACTTGGCTTTGGATCATCCAAGAGTTTGCAAAAGAAGTTTTATCAAAATGTTATTTGAATACTGCTTTAATACGGCAAAATGTGGTAGAATAACGGCAATGTGCAAAAATGGATATGAAAGGAATGAAAGATTGTTAAAGGGAGTGGGATTTACAAAGGAAGGCGTAGTGAGAAAAGTTATGAAAATTGATGATGAATTTGTTGACGGAGCAATATACGGAATACTGAAGGAGGACTGCAAATGGGTATGAAGCCTGAAATAGAAATGCCACCAGCAATAGATCCTGAAATAAAGGCAAAGGAAACTGCGGCAGAAGAAAAGTTGGGAAAAGAGAAAAAGAAACTTACCAAATTGGCATCTTCAGGAAATTATGGAACAATAATGACTGGCGGAGCTGGTGTTACAGAAGAAGCTGAAACTTCTGCGACTTTACTTGGTGGAATCTCATAATGGCAACTTTTGAATATGTAAAAAAGCGTATTGAAAAGATGGAATCCCAGCGGTCTAATTGGAATGACCATTGGCAAGAAATTCTTGACTATGTAATGCCAAGAAAGGCGGATGTCAGTCTTATACGATCAAGGGGATCAAAAAGAACGGATGTCTTATATGATTCATCAGCAATTACGGCAAATAATCTTTTGGCGGCAAGTCTACAGGGAACTTTAACTTCCCCGTCATTGCCGTGGTTTTCATTAAAATTACGGGATGAGGATTTGAATAATGACAGGGAAGTACAGATATGGCTGGAAGATACGGCTCGTAGAATGTATGCGACTTTCAATGATTCAAATTTTAATACGGAAGTACACGAATTATACTTGGATTTATGTTCCATTGGTACTGCCGCAATGTTCATTGAGGAAAAACAGGAAGGTGTTGCAAACAAGGGTATTCATTTTAATACACTTCACATTGCAGAATATTATATTCAGGAAAATATATCAGGACAAGTAGATACATTATACAGAAGATATAAATTAACGGCTCGACAGGCCGTACAGGAATTTGGAGAAAAGAATCTAGGTGATAATGTAAATACAGCCTATAAGGAATCACCCGATAAGGAGTTTAGTTTTGTTCACGCAGTAGAACCTTCAAAAGATTATGAAAAGGCTACAGGAAAAATAGCAACAAAATTACCCGTTCATTCGTGTCATATTTGTGAAGAGGACAAGATGGTTGTACGAACAGGCGGATACAATGAATTTCCATATTTAGTTCCTCGATGGGCGAAGGCTACGGGAGAAATTTTTGGAAGATCACCAGCCTATAATGCCTTGCCTGACATTAAGACTTTAAACAAGGCTGTGGAAATTGGATTGAAGGCTTGGGCGAAAGCCATAGATCCGCCACTATTGGTTACTGACGATGGCGTAATTGGAAGGATCAGGATGACACCAGCGGGAGTTACAGTTGTTCGTAGCGATACAGCTATCAAGCCATTGCAAATTGGATCAAATTGGCAGATTACGGATTTAAAGGAAAATCAATTACGGACAGCAATCCGACAGGCATTTTATTCCGATCAACTTCAATTACAGGAAGGCCCACAAATGACGGCTACGGAAGTTCAGGTTCGTTATGAATTAATGCAACGACTGCTTGGCCCGACTTTGGGAAGATTCCAAACTGAATTTTTAAATCCATTAATTGAAAGATGTTTTGGTATTATGTTGCGTGGCGGAGTATTGGTAGATCCTCCACGGGCTATTAGCGAATCTAATATGGATATTGAGTATGTCGGCCCACTTGCCCGTTCTCAAAGAATGGAAGAGGCTGTGGCTGTGGAACGACTATATCAACTGGCGATGAATGTGGCACAAATAGATCCGAGTATTATGGATATTATAGATCACGAACAGGCAATTAGAATGAGGGCAAGACTGTTAGGCGTTCCTAAAACTATTTTGCGTAGTGAAGATGATGTCGCAGAAATGAGAGAGGTAAAGGCACAACAACAACAGCAAATGATGGAAGCTCAACAACAGCAACAACAAGCTGATACAATGGCTAAAACTGGTCAGGCGGTTGAAAAAATGAGTTCACCTCAAGCACAAGAAATGATGGGAGAAGCAATGGATCAAGCTGAATCATTAAAAATTCCTACATAATGACATATGAATCAGATATTAAGAGTTTAAAAAGGGCTTATTTTGAAGTTTTCAATACTATTCACGGAGAGAAAGTTTTGGATGATTTAAAATCAGCCTATTTTAATACGGATTCTTTTAATGAGAATCCTCATAAAACAGCCTACCAATGTGGACAAAGATCGGTAGTGCTGCGAATCATCAACTTATTAAGTGAAAAAAAAGGAGGCTAAATGGCTGATGAACAGACCACGGCAACAGAAAATCCCGTAGAAGAAACATCTATACTAGGATCTGAAGCAAGTGATAATCAAGACTGGCGAACAGGATTTGAAGAAGAGGTTAAGAATGATCCAACGATTCAAAATATAAAGGATGTTGAATCTGCGGCTAAAACCTTAATTCATCAACAAAAAATGCTTGGAAGTAGAATACCAATTCCTAAAACGGATGAAGAAAAAAGTGAATTGTATGGTAAGCTAGGCAGACCTGAAAAGTCAGATCAGTATGAAATTAGCATACCTGATACGCATAACCAATATTTTCAAGATGAAAACATCAAGAATTTTAAGGCTGTAGCTCATAATATTGGATTGAATAACGATCAGGTACAAAAACTTATTGATTATCAAGTTGAATCCATAAATTACCAGACACAACAGGCTCAAAGCAATCTTGAATCAGGAAAAGGCGAAACTGAATCCTTATTGCGAAAAGAGTGGGGATTTGAATATGATAAGAATGTCAGATCCGCACAAAGAGCTATGAAGGTTTATGGTGATGAGGAATTAACGGCTTTAATGAATACGGAAGCTGGTAATCATCCAGCAGTAGTGCGATTATTCGCAAGACTAGGCAAGGAGGTTACGGAAGATATGGCTAAAAATACGCAAAATAACAGATTGGCCGTATCACCGCTTGATGCTAAAGCAGAGATTGAAAAGATATTTTCTGATACAAAGCATCCTTATCATAATGCTGGTAGTCCTGAACATTTAAACGCTGTAGCAAAAGTAAAGCAATTACACGAAAAAGTTTATGGCAATTAAATAATTTTTTTGCTATAATTGTTTTATCAAATTCGCCCCATAGTGGAGAACGAATAGGTAGCCGTGATCGGCTTTAAATATTCGATTGATCGTATCGTCTTACGATAAGGTTTCCCGAAAGGATAAAAGCCGATATTACGGAATATGGTATTTATCATTGGGATATTTATCCTCTATTCTTTCACTTTGTAAACTATGGAGATAATATGTCTGTACAAATTACAACGGCTTTCGTTGAACAGTACAAAGCAAATGTTATTCACCTAGCTCAACAAAAAGGTTCTCGATTAAGAGATGCTGTCCGAACTGAAACAGTTACTGGCAAATCACATTTCTTTGAAAGAATTGGCTCAACTTCAGCACAGAAGCGTACTTCACGTCATTCTGATACACCAAGAATGGATACACCTCATTCAAGAAGAAAAGTATCAATGGATGATTACGACTGGGCAGATTTAATAGATAACGAAGATAAAGTTAGAATGTTAATATCGCCTCAGTCTGAATACGCACTTGCTGGTGCGTGGGCAATGGGTAGAGCTATGGATGATGCCATTATTGCTGCGGCTACTGGAACGGCTTATAGTGGAGTTTCTGGTGGAACGTCAGTTTCTTTACCATCAGGTAATAAAGTAGCACACGGATCTGGGGGTTTAACAGTTGCAAAACTTTTAAATGCCAAAGAAATCCTAGATGCGGCAGATGTTGATCCAGACGAACCACGATTTTTCGTGTGTGCGGCTGGACAATTAGCAGATTTACTGGCGATAACTCAAATTACGTCAGCAGATTATAATTCTGTAAAAGCGTTAGTCAGCGGACAAGTAGATACCTTTTTAGGGTTTAAATTTATTGTGTCACAAAGATTAGGACAGGACAGTACACCATCTCGACAAAATATTGCGTTTACAAAATCAGCAATAGGACTTGCTCTCGGAGCAGATATAACGACAAAGATAACTGACAGAGCTGACAAGAACTATGCAACACAGGTATTTCTATCTATGACAATCGGTGCAACTCGTATCGAGGAAGAAAAAATGGTAGAGATAGCTGCTAACGAATAAGGAGTAAATAAATGGCAACAGTAAAAAGTGTTGAAATAACAAATCTCGATACTACGCCCCGAACTACTCTAGAAGCGGCTAGTGCGGGAGGAAAACTGCGTGTTTGGATGGATACTATCGCTGTGGGAACGGGTGATCTTGACAATGATGATGTTATTGTTATGGCACAAGTTCCGTCAAACGCAAAAATAGTTAGCTTACGAATATATAATGACGATCTAAATAGTGGGTCTGGTACTCACAATGTCGGCTTATATAATGGCCCACAGGCCTATACGATCAGCGGCACAACTACTGATGCCGCAGCTGTAATTGACGAAGATTGTTACGCAACTGATTCAGATGCGTTTCAAGCGGCAACTACAGTAACAACAGGGGTAGAAGAATACCTTGTTGAAGTTCGTGATATAAATAAAATAGCTAACTTTGTATGGGAAGATGGAGGGCTTTCGGAAGATCCGAAAGTTCCTTTGCGTATTGCAATCACTATGTCGGCAACAGGAACTGCCGTCGCTGGTGACATTACGATGGTCGTACTATACGCAGTCGACTAATCTAAAAAACTATAAGTGAAGGGCGATTGAAAAACTATCGCCCTTCTGCTATTATTCTGTTATTATTAGGAAAATATGGCTACAGAAGTTTCAATATGTGCAAATGCTTTAAGAAGATTAGGTGATGATCCAATCGTATCATTAACGGATGATACGGAAAGAGCTAGATTATGTAATGCTTTTTACAGCGAGGCACGGGATGATGTTTTGCGATCACATCCTTGGAACTTTTCTATCACTAGACAACAATTATCGCAATTATCAGCAACACCGCTTTATCAATATTCCTATCAGTATGCGTTGCCTACAGATCCTTTCTGTTTGCGTGTCTTGGAAATGGAATATTCCGATTATGTATTTAAGATAGAGCATCTAGCTGGTACGGGAAGAGTTTTGCTAACCGATGAAGGAACGGCAAAGATTATATATATTGCTAGAATAACAGATACGGCTCAATTTGATTCACTATTTATTGATACCTTAACTGCAAAATTGTCTGTAGATCTTGCCTATCCCGTTACGGGAAGTGTGCAATTACAACAAAATATGCAGAAACTCTTTGAATCTAAACTTCGGGAAGCTAGAAGTGTTGATGGGCAAGAGGGATTCCAAGATGATCTTGTATCGCCAACATTTACAGACTTTCGGAAGTGATAGATGGCGAGAGTACATCCGTTTCAAACAAATTTTACTGCTGGGGAATTAACACCGAAGTTAGCTGGTCAAACAGATTTTAAAAAATATGCCAATGGTGTTGAAACACTAGAGAATATGACAGTATTTCCGCAAGGCGGAGCTACGAGAAGATCAGGTACACGATTTGTTTGCGAAGTTAAGGATTCATCAAAAATTGTACGATTAATTCCTTTTGAATTTAATATTACCCAATCCTATGTTCTAGAATTTGGTAATCTTTATATTCGATTTTTTAAGGATAACGGACAAATTACCGAAACTGCAAAAGACATTACAGCAATTACAAAGGCAAACCCAGCAGTTGTTACATCAAGCTCACACGGATATTCAAATGGAGATCACGTTTGGATTAATAGCGTTGTTGGAATGACAGAAGTCAATGGAAGAAGATTTACAGTAGCTAATGTAACAACTAATACTTTTGAATTATCTGGTGTAGCTTCAGGAAGTTATACAACTTATGATTCTGCTGGAACAGCGGCTAAAGTTTATGAAATAGCTACTTCCTATACAGATTCCCAAGTGTTTGATTTGAATTTTACCCAATCAGCGGATACGATGTATATTGTTCATACTGCTCACGAACCAACAAAACTAACAAGAACTGGTCATACAGCTTGGACTATAGCGAATGTTGATTTTCAGGTTGGCCCTTTTCTTGATACGAATACAACAACTACAACTCTGACAACAAGTGCCACAACAGTAGGAACGGGAAGAACCTTAACGGCATCGGCAAGTTTATTCGCATCCACGGATATAGGAAGATCGGTAAAACTAGGAGATGGCTGGGGAAAAATTACAGCTTATACAAGTGCTACAGTAGTTACTTGGACTATTACTGTAGCCGCAACTGGATCAGGTAGTATAACTTGGTCTTTAGGAGCTTGGTCGGATACGACAAGTTTTCCCCAAACAGTATCATTCTATGAACAGCGATTGGTATTTGCTGGAGCTACGGATTATCCCCAAACGATTTGGGCATCCCAATCTGGTGAGTATGAGAATTTTGACGTGGATGATGCAAGTGCCTCTGATGCCTTTATCTATACGATTGCGGCTAACAGGGTAAATCTTATACGATGGCTGTCACCCGCAAGGGATTTGATTGTCGGTACGGCTGGTGGTGAGTTTCGTGTAGGCAGACCAGCGGGTGAACCATTAAAGCCTGATAATGTAACAATTACACAACAGACAACTTATGGCGGACATACAACACAGCCTATCCAAATTGGAAATGCGGTTATGTTTGTTCAAAGACAAAAGAAAAAAGTAAGGGAGTTTGCCTATAAATTTGAGGATGATGCTTATGTTGCCCCTGATATGACATTATTGGCAGAACATATTACAGGCGATGGAATTGATGATGTAGATTTTGCACAAGAGCCTGATGCGATTTATTGGGCAGTAAGAGAAGATGGCGTATTATTAGGTATGACATATCAAAGGGAAGAGGATGTTGTAGCTTGGCACAGGCATATTCTTGGCGGTAGGGATGTAGACTGTACCATTACTGTATCGGATTATGACAATATTGTAACAGGAACAAAATTAAAATTTACAAAATCGGATGGCACGACAGTTACTTTTACTTCCGAAGCATCAAGCGGAGATGCTCCTGATGAAACTTTAGGATGGAGGCCTAATGAAAGCAATGACACGACAGCGGATAATATCTTTACAGCGGTTAATGCACACGCAGATTTTACTGTAGCTAATCCAGCAGCAGCCGTAGTAACAATTACAGAAACTTCACCGAATGGATTAGGTCTTTTGACTGTTACAAGCACGGATGCTGTAAGACTTGCTATTGTGAGCCAAAGTGCCTCAAAGGTTAAAAGCGTATCTACAATTTCTGAAACAACAGAAAATCAGGTATGGATTGTTGTTGAAAGAATAATTAATGGCTCTACAGTTAAATATATAGAATATTTGGATTCAACATTAAGTATGGATTCAGCATTGTCTGGTACTATAGATGGTTCTTCTACAAGCGTAACTTCATTAGATCATTTGGAGGGGGAGGTAGCACAGATTCTAATAGAAGATGCCGTCTATCCCACCCAAGCGGTATCAAGCGGGGCTGTTACAGTAAGTTTATTAAGTACAAGCCCTGATAAGAGCATAGAAGTTGGTTTAGGATATACATCTACGCTAAAGACAATGAAAATTGAGGCGGGAGCTTCGGCTGGTACTGCACAAGGAAGAAAAAAGAGATTTAACGAGGTCTTGGTCAGATTGCTGTCAACAACGGGTGTGACGATTAATGACGATCAAATGCCCTTTAGAACATCGGCTAATCTTATGGATGAATCCATTTCTCCAATTACAGGAGATAAGAGGGTGATAAATCTAGGATGGGATCGGGAAGGCCAAATTACAATTCAGCAAACCCAACCTTTGCCTATGACAATTCTTGGCATAAGTGGTACATTGGTGACAAGTGATTAAATGGAAGATGTAGAAAAACAGAATAGGGAATTAAAGAAGGAAAACAAGGAAGTGAAAATACACAATAAATTTTTAGAGGAACGGCTTGAGAAATGGGCTGACAAGAATTTTGACTTACGGCAAGAATTAATGAAACAAAATCCCGTTAAGAAGGAGATGAAATAATGGCTTTTTGGATACCAGCAATGATAGCGGCCAGTACGGCAATTTCCTTTATGGGAAGTTTGCAGACTATCAATAATTATAAAGCCCAAGCCGCTTGGGATAAATACAAGAATGATATTGACTTATCCTATAAGAAGGCATCAACCTATAAAAAAACTGCCCGTCTATTGAGTGAACAAAGGGCTGGTTGGGGTGTAAGTGGAGTAGCCTATACGGGATCACCTCTTATTGTGGAGAATGAATCCTTAAAAGCTATGGAAAATGATATGTTTTGGCTTGAAAAGGGAGCTTTTCTTCGTGCTACGGAAATTGATGTTAAGTTGGCTGGTTTGATAACAAGCGAGTTGTATAGGGCTGGAGGCTCATTGCTTGAAGGCGGATTAAGTTATCAATCATACCAAGAAGGATTATAGATGGTAAAAATACCTAGATATAAAGAGCAAGATGTTAATCTTCCTACTGGTCAGACAGACTTGACAAGCTCTGCCGTAGGATCGCAAACATTAAGCGGTGTGGCGGAAAGCGTTAGAAAACTTGTTTCGGATGTAGGGGCAAAAAGAAATGCCCTCGCATATAGAATGAGGCGATTGCAAATTACTACTGATGTACAGTTGGGTGAAAGACTTATTTTTAAGGATACGCAGACTTTTTTTGATTCATTGATGGACAGGGAGGATTTTTTAACTCCTGACCAATGGTTGATAGAGTATGATGCCGATATTCCAAAATTAGAAAAGAAATATAAAAAAATGTTTGACGAAGAAACTTGGACTGAATTTCGGCCTTATTTTGAAGGTCAAATATGGGAAACTCAAAGTGCAATTAAGGGTGAAATTTATAAACAAAAGATAAAAAATGCTGGAGTGGCCTTTAGTCAAAGCAAGGAAACCTTTATGGACAAGGTGGATAAAGCCGATAGTGTTCAAAAAATTGAGGCTCATTGGGAAAGTTATAAGCAAATACTAAATAAGAATTTGGCTACTGATTATTTCCCTCAAGATTTTTATACCGAACAGTTTGTTACTGCTGAAAACTTTAAGAATATGTCTATTGCTTGGTTGGCCGTCAAGGAAGGCGAATTTATGCAAAATCCTTTTGGGGAGAATGAAGTGGATTGGAGTGGCGTTTTAAGAAACTTAAATGAAAAGGTGGATGGGGAATATAAATATATTTCTGATCTAGATCCTGATATTCGCAAGGAAATGATTAAAGAAGCAACTGGAAACTTTAATAATCAGGATGCCGCACATACGAAACAGTATTCCTTATATGAAAAGGCTACCTTTGATGAGCTTGGAAGTCTGCTTCTAAAGTATGAGGCTGGGGATTCGGCTTCTGGTAAGAATTTCTTATCAAAGGTAAATGATTCCAATTTACGAACAGAAACAAAAAGGGCAATGCGTAACTGGTATATTGCGGCAACTAACAATCTTAATCAGGGCGGATCTTACCAAGAGAATACGGATGCAAAAGCCATTGCAACAGCGATGGTTATGTCGGGATACATTGATACGGAAGAGGAAAGAATGATAATATTACAACTTGGAATTGATGGTCATTTAAAGAGTTCTTCAGTAATATCCTTGATAAACAATTCCATAAAAGTAGCTGATGCTAAAAATTCTTGGAAAACCACGCTTTATAAAAGAGCCGTTAATACCATAGCTAGTCAATTAGGAGGAGGCACGGATTTCCTAGAGGCACTTCAAATGATGATGACAAGCGGAGGGGATATTGGGGCTGAACTTATGAAAACAAAAAATGCAGCGGCTTATGAGGCGATTAACGCTTTGGATATTGCCTTGTCTTTGGGTGAAAATAAGAATTATGATTATATAGAAATGCTGACTAATGTTGAAAGCGATGTTTTTCTGGTTGATAAGATTGTCAAAGCCTATAAAACTTCACAGGAAGATGTAGAAAAGGCAAAACTGGAGAATATTACTGATACAGTAATTAAAAACGAAACTTTTGAAGGAAAATGGATATGGAATCCATATAAGTTTTTTACGGATAAGAAGGAAATGGAATTACCAATAGAATATTTAAGACGGGAAGATGAAGAGCTTGTTCAATATTTAAAAAGAATACAAAAAGAAAATAAAAAAATAGATCCAAGTAGCAGACTGCCAAGTTCCTTGACAGGAAACTGGCTTGAAGGAATAGATTTAACAGACTTTATGATTGTTCCTGAATTGGAGGAATAGTGAAGATTACAACATTACAACTCAAACAGGCTGGTTTCAGGGATGATGACATTATCAGTTTTGTTGATCTGCAAAGACCATTGCTTAAAAGTGCTGGGTTCAGCGACTATGAAATTTATAGTGCCTTTGGCATAAAAAATCCTAACAGCAATGTTATCAAGGGCGATCTTATTGATGATGGAACGAATGATAAGTTTCAAGCTCTGATAAATCAAGATCTTACTAACTGGCCATCAGATTATGACAGATTCAAGGGTGATTCAGTAACAACATCAAATAAGTTTAATGCCAGTAAGGATGCCAATAAGGTTTCTGTCAAGGATAGTGAACGAATTTATGAAGATGATTCACGAAAAGAAGAAATTTCTAAAATTGACCAACAACAGATTATTGAAAAAATAAAGAAAACGAAAGAGGAATTTCCTGAAAAAAAAGATCAGCTAAATGCTCTCGATCAATGGCGTAAGGATAATTTTCCAAATGTTATGAAAGAAGATTTTTTATGGCTGGGAGATCAAGATTCGGAAATAGCTTATGAGGCTCTGCAAGGAACTTTATGGAAGGAAGAGTATAGAGGGGATCTGTATGCTCCTAAATTTTTAGATACAAGAGTGTATCAATATTATTCCGCCTCTATATTTAATCATATTGCCAATAGACTAAAATTGCACGATGATGAAATTATAAATCTTATGGAAATGGCTTCTATGTTTGCATCAATGGAAAGCGATAATAGATCTATTTTTAATTCAGATGGATATATGGGGTTGTGGCAATTTGATAAGAAAAGTATGAAAACAGCCATAAATAGATTCAAAAATATTTATGGTATTTATGATGTAGATATTCCTGAATTTATTATTGAAGCAGAAAAACATCTTGATATGACACGGCTTTTTCCTGATGAACAGGCGGCTTTGTTTTTGGCCAATCTTTCAGAAATTCCCCCTAGCGAAAAATATAACAGGGAAGGATCGGACAGGCTGTTAAAGTTGGCCGCCCAGGGAAATGTTGATGCTATGACGGAACTGTATCTTAATTATCATCACGCTATGTATAAAGAAAACGATGAGGGGGTTCAGGAAATTGCGACAGATGAGGCAACATTAAAACGATGGAATAGGATTCAAGGATTTTTTAACAGGCCACACGAGTATGAAATGCCACAAGTTGCTATGTGGGCTAATGATGCTTGGTTAGGATGGGATGTAATAGAAAAAATTGAAAAATTTAAAATTGGAAGAGATTTGGTTGAATGGTCAGGCGGAAAAGGATACCACAATGTTTGGTCTAAAGGAAAAGCTCCTTCTGTATTTGGTTTGAGTAATTTAGTGGAGAAAAAGATGCTGGAAGATCCCACCAAACCTTTTGAAGAAATTATGAAGGAACAGTTTATGTGGGAAGGTCAGCGTTTTTCAAGGGAAATTTTAGCAGAGGCAACGACATTGGTGAATGACATACCATTTTTTGCCGCTGGTTGTTTTGCCGCTTCTCCGACATTATTAACTCCAGCCGCCCCCGCTTTCCCCGTGGTTTGTATGGCTGGAGCATTTGCCTTGCCTGAATCATTGAGGGATGCCTATATAAGAACACTAGAAGAAGAGGAAGTATCCGATATTGGACAGTTTTGGGATCAAATGTGGTCTATTAAAACGGCTAAAACTGCTGGAAAAGCTGGTTTAACGGGAGCATTAACAGCTACGGCTGGTAAGGTCGCTACCAAGATAGGTTTCAAGACGATTCCCAGACTTGGTGTTGAGGTTGCAACTATGGTTAGTGTCGGATCTTTCTTGGAAGGAAGAGTGCCTTCACGGAAGGATTTTGTTCACGCCGCAATTCTGATCGGTGGTTTTCATTCCGCTACAAAAATTACAACCAGTACCTTAATGAAAATATACCGAAAATTCGGCAGAGGCCCTTATGATGTATTGAAGGATGCCGCAGAAAATGCGGACATAAAGAGGGATCTGATTGATGGCAAGATTCCTGAAGAATATGAAAGTGCAAGTGATTCCCTGATTACAGGAATGGAAGATGCAACAGGAACAAAAATACTTAATCAACCTAAATTCGCCATTAATGAGGAAGTCAACATAGATCCCAGCAATCAGGTAAAGGGAACTATTGTTCAAAGGGATGTCGTTAAGGGCGAGAAGGTGTTGATTGTTGAAGTTGGAAAGGGAGAAAATAAATATACTGTTCAAATACTGGAAAAAAATGCAAGAAAATCAGAAGTGGATTCAAGAGAAACAAAGACAGTAGAGGAAAAGGAAATAAAGAGAAACATAACAATTCTAGAAAAGAAACTTAAATTAGCAGAAGAGAAAAAAGCAAAATTTGTTGAAGAAAAAGAACCACCAGAAGTTAAAGAAAAAGAAAAGAAGGATGCGGAAGTTGAAGAAGAGCTTTTAGATATTCCTACATTCTTACGAAAACAAGCTGAAAAAATAAAAGAAAAACCAGCAAAGAAAGCTCCAGCAGAGAAAAGTGAAGCTGATAAACTCCTAGAAACATTGCGGGAAAAAATAGAAAAGCTGGAATCTGAAATTAAAGATCCAAATACTCCAAAGGAACGATTAAAGGAAATAGCTGAAGAGCAAAAATCAATTAGAGAACAATTAGAATCCATAGACAAAGAAGCTCCAAAAGAAAAGGATTTTGAACAACAATTAAATAAAACTATTAATGATCTTAAACTGGAGATTGAGAAAGAAAATGAAAAGCTAATTGTAGAAAAAGAGAAAACTGTTGAAGATTTTAAAACAAGGCAAGAAGAAGGCGAGTTTAATAAGGATATTGTAGAGTTTGAAGAGCCTTTGACAGATTATAAATCCTCTGCCGTAAGTGCGTTGGCGGATGCAAAGAAATCACACGGGGGAGGAAGTATAAAAATAGTTTCCAATGATGGTCTTGTAGCATCAGATGGCAAACTTCTTTGGGTAAATAAATTCTATCCCAAGCTCAAGAAGGCGATTGATAGAGTAAAAATTACAGAGAAGATGGGTAATGCTTCTGAATTAATCAGTAGAGTTTTTAAAGGATTTAATAAAAAATATAAGAATATAGAGATCATATTCGGCATCAATAAAGACGGGGCATCAGGGTTTAAATCGGATGTTCTGATTGGAAAAATTAAGAACGGCCCGATTATAGCCTTTATGCGTAAGGGATATACGGAATTAAAACGATTTACGGACAAGGATGGAAAAGTAAAAGAGGCAAAGGTTATGGCGATGAGAAATGACAAGGGCATTGCCTTTCTTCATCCCGAAACAGGACAGTTGCTTGGTATGCTTATGCCATTAAAAATAAATAAAACCATTGAATCCCAAGCTAAAACTTACTTGAGTAAATATAAGCCTAAAAAAGACGGAAGTGGCACTTACTATGATAGGTATTCCTCTAGGGATAGTGAAACTTGGGGTGAAATGCCTGAAGATCCAGCTAATCCTACTCCTCCCGAAAATAACTCTACTTGGCGTGGACTGTTTAATTCTGCGAGTGGACTGGATTCCATTGATCTTGTTGAGATCATTGAAACATTCTTGGGAAAAGTTCCTGAAGCTAAAACATTTGGACTATCATATTTTCTAGAAGGACTGCGGGGATTTTTCTCTCCAGATCCAGCTAGGCCTAGAGTTGTCATCGCTAGAGAATTGATAAATGATCCATCTTTTACAAAAAAAGAAAATATTGTTTCGTGGATGAAAACAATAGCCCACGAATTAGGGCATTTGATTGACTTTCTTCCTGAAAAAATGTTGAAAAGGGGGAATATTCTTGGCTCTATTGCAACATTAAAGGGCTTTATGGATACTTGGATTTCAGGAAAGGCTGACGGGGCAAAGGCATTAACAAAAAAAGAAATAAATGCTTTAAAGAAACAAGCTGAACAGATAGCAAAGGAGAATGAGAAAAAAACTGATGTTGAGATAGAAAAGGATTTAAAGATTAAGCCTGATACAATAACTAAAATTCTTACTGATCCAAAAATAAGGGAATGGATAGATCCTGAATTTTACGAAGCGTTTGTCAGATTAAGTAGTGCGTTAAAAAAACTAATTTTCAAGGATGCTCTCAAGGGTATGATTAGTACCCATATTAAGGCTTTGGTTGATCGTATAAATGGGAAACCAGTTGAGAAGAATCTTTCTAATGAGGCCGCTAAAATATTTACAGAATTATTTAACAAGGAAATTACTAAAAGAGGATTGGTGAACAAGGAATGGATTATCAAGGAATTAAAGGCTTTGTCAATGCAATGGAAGCCGTGGAATCGTAGAACGGCAAAAAAAGGATACAGGGATTACAGGGATGGGCCGAGAGAGCTGATGGCTGACTTTCTAATGGCTTGGCTGTTAAGACCGCAATGGACAAAGATTAATGCCCCAAGATCTTTTGAGATGTGGGCGGAATACATATTCAAAAAGCCCGAACTTAAAAAAATATATCTTGACATTCAATCAAGGATTAATGCTGGTAAAAATTCTAGACTTGCCGAAGTCAATGTAAAAATAGAAAAAAAATTCATTGATGCTGAACACAGAATTATGGAGGCATTGGAAAAAAGATACAAAAATGCTTGGCAAGATGAATTAGGATCTGAAGTTTTGGATTCACTATGGTGGCTTTATAAGAGAAGGGGATTGTTGATGACAAGGGGATCATCTCCCAAATCACCTGACCACGTTAATGTAATTTATAAGTGGCAGAGAAACAGATATAAGATGGGGCATCTGGTACAATATATTAAGAGTATTAAAAGGGATATTACAGAGCCTCTTGCAAAAAGGGGATATAACCAGCATACATTCGGAAGGTTTTTGCTGTTACGATACTTGTCTGATCCTAAAGGAAAAAGAAAGGACTTGATTAATATGCTTGGTATTGCGTGGGTGGAAAAGGAAATTCCTAATTTCAGATCCGCCAATGAGTTATATGAGGCAATGGTTCTTGAACATCCTTATCTTGATGTATTGGCGGAGAAATTTTATGAAATAAGAGAAAAATTAACATTCCCTCGTTTAAAAGAATCAGGTGTTTGGGATAGAGAATTTATGACGGATGTTGAGAATAACAAAACATATGTAACGATGAATGTCGTTGATTTCATTATTAAGAGAATTGAAAAGTATGGCGGGGAAACAGTATCCACATCCCATTTGAAAGAAGGAAAGGGATCTTTCAAGGATATTCAGAATGTTTTTACAGCTACAGTTGAGAAAGATCTGGTTCTTATTGCTGAATCATATCGAAATGAGGCTGTAGGAATGACGATAGAATATTTAAACCAATATAAAGGTGAATTGGAAAATCTATCAGGACTTCGATATGAAGATGGAACTCCTATGAAGGAAAGAATTATTGAGCCTGTAGAATATAATTATACTTATCCAAAAATCAAAGTAAAGGTCAGGGGGGGTACAAAGACAGTTTCAACAAAGGTTAAGACAAAGGTTAAAAAGCCCCCAGCGGGGATGGAAGTCATAGGGTTTATCAGGGATGGTAAGGCTGAATACTGGTATATTAACAAGGTTTTAGCGGATGGCATAAAGAAAAATCCTTTAGAGGTTGGTATAGCGTGGAGATTTATGAATAATACAAACATCATCTTTAAGAAAATGTTTACGGAATATAATCCTCCTTTCTGGTTGTTTAACTTTGGTAGGGATACTCACAGAGCCGTAAGGAATCTTCCTCACGCAAGGTATTTTGATGTTCTTGGGCCGAGAGATTTCAGGGGGAAGAAAAAGTCTATCATATTAGGAAGGCGAGGATATTTAAAACACGTTTTTGGAGGTTTTATTCCAGCGATTAAGTCAATATTCGGTGATGGTACAGAACTGACAAGAATGATGGAAAGAGAGGGTTATCTCATATCTGTGGATGAAGGTTATCACGGGATGGCTGGTACGGAATGGATGAAAATGAAGGAAAATAAAGGAACATTGGAAGATCATCAAATGGAAAGGATGTTGAAAAAATATTCTCAAAGCGGAAATTATGGAACATTTTTTGAACACACCTTTGTTAGATTCTTTGATTGGATTGGCAATCTAGGAAGGATAGTTGAAAGGATGCAGAAGATTGGTGGAAAAACATATACTGATAATTTGATTGAAAGAGGTGTGATTACAATGAGCAAGGAAGAACAAACATTATTAATCCAAGCCCAAGTAGGTTCACCTGACTTTTTGCGAACAGGAAAAATGCACGTAATTCTCAATGGATTATTATTATACTCTAATGCCATCAAGGAAGGTTGGCGTGGCGATGTTGAGGCATTTAGACAAAGGCCAAAGGAAATCTTTACCAAATGGGTTATGTATAATGCTATGCCTAAAGTAATGATGAAGATGGCTACACTAGGAATTTTCGGTATATGGACATCAACTATAATGAATGGCGTATCCGAATGGGATAAGACTAATTATATTATTCTTCCTGTAGGAATTACTCCTGATGGTCGGGCTGTATATATTCGAGTTCCACAAGATGAATCAGCTAGGGTTTTTTCAGGACTATTATGGAAAATAATGAACATTGAAGATGGTGGATTAAAAACACCAGTAGATTTGTTGGCTTATCTTGGAGAGGAAGCTCCATCTACTGCTCCTATTTTTCCATTGATGGCAGATGTATTAGAATATATGGGCGGATGGAATCCAACGGATGAGTTTAGGCATACAAAAGCCATTAATGAACAAATATTTGATGCTGGTGGCAAGAGAAAGTTTAAAGAATTTATGAAGTTTCTATTCAATAATTATGGAGGCTCTTCCGTTTATCGTTTTGAAAGCAATAATCTTCGGGAAATTACATTGGACTTGGAAAAGAAATTAAAATATCCAATAGCGGGAAGAATGTTGGGAAGGTTTCTAAAGATAGGCCATCACGTGAAATACTATGAGCTTAAAGAGGATTTTTCTGACAAAAGGAAAATGAAAGCTAAATATGCTCTAGACTTCAGGGATGCTATGGAATTGATTACCCAAGATAAAACTCACCTATTGAATAAAAGGCATCAAGAGGCTATGAAATGGTTTTCTGAAAATATAACAAGTGATGCAAGAATACAAAAATATCTTATTTCAAAAGGGGCTAATGCAGAAATCATAGATATGTTGATTGCCGCCCAAGATACCCAAGAAAGATTGCAAATTATACGATCTATGTTAAGTTTAATGCGTGATATAGATCTTGATCCATTTATGTTTATGGATAAGGAAAAGACTGATATAATACCCTTATGGGAAATGAAATAAATAAATGACAGTATCTTCGACAACACTAAAAAACAGTTATACGGCATCATCCAGTCAAACGACCTTTGCGTATGCCTTTAAGATCTTTGCGGATGGAGATCTAAAAGTATATGTAAATGGTACTTTAAAGACACTTACAACACACTATACAGTTACCAATGCTGGTGTGACGGCTGGTGGAAATGTTGTATTTGGAACAGGATTGACATCAGGCGATAAGGTCATCATCCAGCGTGATCTTGCCTTGACACAGTCTACGGACTATGTGGAAAATGATCCGTTCCCAGCGGACAGCCACGAAACTGCTTTAGACAGGCTGACATTCATCGTACAACAGCTTAACGATGGTGTTGAATCAAGATCATTTAAGTTTGCAAAGACTGTTACGGATGCGGGTACGATAGAGATCAATCTTGATTCTTCAGACAGATCAAGCAAGATTCTAGCTTTTGATTCAACAGGCGGATTATCCGCTACACAGGAAATAGGAACATTTCAAGGAAATTGGGCGGCTTCCACCGCCTATGTTCTTCGGGATATAATCAAGGACACGGACAACAATAACATTTACATCTGCATAACGGCACATACTTCTTCTGGTAGCGTTCCAATTTCTTCTAATACGGAT